AGCGCACACAAAATCAGGATTTATAACGATCACGTTTGGATACATTAGATTAGCTCCTTGTCTTTGAGAGCTTGAGCGATAGCGCGGCCTCTAATAAAGCCCTCGCCGTGCCCTTGTCGATAACCGATCGAGTATCCGATTACCATAAACATAAAACCGATAAAAGCAGCAAAAGCCGCTATTAATATATCTGCACTATTCATTTACTTAGCCCTTTGTTTAGGCCGATCAAGCTACCGAGTAGCCCTCTCAGCGTTTGTAGTATCAGTATGGGGGCTTTTTGTCAGAAATCAAAAGACATAAGTTTTGGCGTGTCGCTACTTGCTCAGCTTGTCCTCGAGCAACAGCTCATAAATACGGTCTACACGCTGCTCGATACGCTCAACGCGCCCGGCTAAATTGTGGCCGCCGTTACCGTCAGGCTTTAACTCACTTAAATAATAATTAACCGTTTTACGGATAAGCCCAGCTAGTAACCCCAAAATAGCGCTAGCTCCGAGGGTAACGCCAATTACTAGCTGAGCCTGTTCCATTTACTTACCCTTGATACCGATCTCTTTTTCGCTAGGTTGCAGCGCCTTTAACAAAGGCCCCACGAGTCCAGCGATAAAGGCGTTAGCTAGTACTTTCGGGTCTGTAATACCGGACATATAGAGAGCTGCCGCTGAGGCTAAAGCTGCACGTGCGTAAGACTTAGCCGCTGCGAGTAGTTGCTCTTTCATACTTACCTCGATCCTGCCCTCTAAATTAATTGTAGCTTTTTAATGAGCTCAGCGGCTTTTACCGCGCTGATCTCTACCTCAAAGTGCATCTCGTCTTTACGGTTTACGTAATCGCCGCCCCATTTTAGGCCGTACTTTTTAGCTAAAGCTCTGAGCATCGGTACTTTTTCAGCCGCAAAAGTCCCGGACTTGCCTAAAGGATGTTTAGTCGCGTTAAGGTCGATAGCGGTGCCGCTCGAGTGACACGATAGGCGGTCAGTAGATCCGCGTACCATCCTGAAAGCGTAGCCCCAGTCATCAAAGGTACCCTCATCGATCGGCTCGATTAACTCGTGAAACTCAGCAGCAAAAGCGGCTAGCAACGGGCCCACGCTGCTAACGCACTTTAGCTTACGATCCGTACCCTTTACAGGGTAGGACTTTATATCTATCTCTGCCGGATCTTTAGAGGCCGGGTATCCGTTATAGCTCTTGAGCATCGCCGGGTAATTTAACAGGCTTAGGATTGATCAGATCCTCATATTCTGCATCCGTTAATTCTCTATCAACTGTTTCGCCGGTTTCTACATTGTGAAAACGTCCAATAGGGTTTGTCATTATGCTACTCCGTATAAAAAGGCGGTACCAGCTGTAAACGATCCGCCTGAGTTTGTCATTACAATAGATGTTATAGGCCCTGTAAATACCATACCGCCCATTGTGGCAGATTTATTTACACCGCCGGTGAAAACGTAAAAATAATTTCCACTGACATTTTTGTCATTGTTGCCTGTGTAATAATAATGATCGAAAGAAATATTAAAAACATTATCGCCGTTTGTACGCATTAAATTAGATTGTGTTTCGATATCTGCTCCTGCGATTGAGTAAACTGTCGCTACCTCAATACCCGATATAAAACCCGTAGAGGCATTATTTGGCCTAATCTTAAAGCGCCCATCAGCTGTTGCATTTGTCATACCTGTAACGATTAATTTTAACGATTGATAAGTTTGTGGAATAGATGAAAGTGTAACGCTTGCACCTGACATAGCCGTCGTGCTAATCAAAGTCCATCCCTTGTTAGCGTAGGAAACTCCACCGCTTGCCGTTGAGTCGGCTATGAGAGATTGGCCGTTTGTGCCCACCGCTACTCTAGTAAAAGCATCTGCTCCGGTACCTGCAATTAAATCGCCTTTAGCATCGATAGCGGTAGCCATTGAGTTAGTAATCGTTACGTCACCGGATGTACCGCCGCCGCTGATACCTGTACCAGCTGTAACAGCTGTTATGTCTCCTGGGTTTGGCGATGTCCAGTTAAAGTCCATATCTGTATTAGAGGCTTTAGCTAGTACCTGTCCAGTAGTACCGCCCTTGAGATCAACAAAATCGGTATCAATAGCTGTACCTAAAGAGGCAATAGCTGTAGCACCATCTTTGACTAAATCTGTCGATTGTGGAATTGGAAAATTAAAGTTCGGCGTTGTCGTACTCACTAGGTTAGACCTCCATATGCGTTTTCCCACTCAAGTGTAGCGTTTACACCTGTCCAAATTAGGCTAGGCGGGCTCACCGTGTCCCATTGTGGCGCGACTAGTGAGAAATCTGTAGGGCTTAAGGTCAAAGTAAAATCGACGTAGCTAGGTGTAGCTCTAATAGCAAAGCCCTCTACAAAGCCGTTAAATTGACCGTTAAACATATTGTTAGGCAAGTCGCTAATAATGACCGGCTCACCAAAAAAGATATCGATAATCTTATTACGCTCGGTATCAGGCATATCAGCGTTATCTAATCTAAAGCTAATAGCCTGTAGCTGCTCGCGTGGAATAGCACGGAGGCCTAGCTCGCGATCCATTACATCCTCAACGTCGGTTAAGTTATGCAGGTTGCTACTAAAGCTACGCTGATAACGCCCATAGGTCGCGATCGATGTAGGGTCGCTATCGGTGGCCTGAGAGTTATAGTTATTACCGTAGTTAAATACTAGAGAGTTACGGATCTTGCCGATCTGTAGGATCGACTTAACGCTTGTAGGTATGGCGTAATTAGCTGAGATACTTTTATAGCCGTTAGCTGAGAGATAGGCCGTACGGTGATCTCCATCGGCATAACAGACTTGCCCGGCTTTATTCTCGTAAAGCTGCCCAAGTGCACTCTGAGCGATCTGAGCGCATAGGTTATAGCTGCTATATGGATCAGCTGAGCGGCTAATCATCTCGTAGAGGCCCGGCTGATCGATCTGGCCTAGCCCTACGTTTTCAGCATCGGCCCACGTAGTCGTAGGATCATATGCCGACCATTGGAGCGACGGAGCTACCTCAAACCAGCTATTAATAAGTAGCTCGTTAAGGATGTCGTAAATCTGTGTGCCGTCGTAATCCTTAGCTAGTGCATCGGGAAATAGCGCCTTAGTCAGCTTAGCAAGAGATCCCACCGCTAACACGGTACCCACGGTTACAAACCCGTACTCCTCAGGGCTACGTACTGAAATACCAAAATCGGATACCTGCCCACCAAACACGGGTACGTATACGCCTGAGCTGTTTTTCAGCTCGAGTACGAGCGCATCGGTTACGTCAATGTCGAAAGCCTGAGAGTTAGTATTTAGGATCTCCATACGGGCATAGCCGGCGTTGCATTGGAGATCGATATCATCGCGGCCAGTAGCCATAGTTACGCTTAGTACGTTGGTGTACTCGGTCGTACCTACGATGATTTTCCACTCGGGTAGCCACGCGCTCACGCTATATACATCCCTGTACCACGATTAACCGAGGTACCTCGGTAGCCTGATTGATTGAGTACATCCTCAACAGCTCTAGCGATAGCCTCAGGATCTCCGATACCGGCCTCGATCTTTACGTTTATGTTTGTTGCATATTGACCTAGTGGCCCACTCATTAGAGCGGCTTCATCAGCTGCATTTTGTAGATCTAGTAAATCAGCAAAAGCATTAGCGCGAGCTGCCGCTGAGTCGGCATACTCCAAAATAGCGCCTAACGAGCCGGCTTTACTAACCTCTTTAGATATTGGAGCGATGTAATCGCCGGGAGTGATACCGCTACCGAGGCTACCGCTCGTAGGTACTCCGACTTTACCTAATAGATTTATGTAATCCTGTAATGACTTTAACCGAGCAGCATCGGCCTCAGCTTGAGCCTTAGCTACGCGATCGATCATAGAGAGCTCAGCCTGCTCACGTAGTAGTACCTGAGTTTTTAGAGCATTAGTCGTATTACTCTGAGAGGCTAAACGTGCTATCTCGGTTAGTTGGATCTGTACGCGCTCGCTATATTGCTCTTTAGCCGCTAGCTGACCAGCTGCCGTAATTGCAGCGTTATATTTCTTAAACGCCTCCTCACGCGCTAGCTCCTTATCGCCCTCGGCCATTTTAGATTTATTAATCGCCTCAAGCTCGGTAAGGAGTTGAGTATTAATAGCTAATAGCGTTGAGTCGCTAATCTCTTTTATGCCAGCTAGTTTTGCTAGATCTGCATTTTTTTGTAATGCAGCCAGCTCGCTAATTTTACGTAGAGCCTCCTCGCCGTTTTCGTCCTCGATAGCCATAAGGGCCTCAAGGCGTAAGCGTGTCTCTTTGTCATAAGTAGCCTTAAGAGCTGCCGCGATCGAAATACGCTGAGTATCAAAAACGGCAGCGGCTTTAGTTAAAGCTAGTTTATTTTTCTCAGCTAGAGCGCTTTTCTTTTGTAGCGCTATTAACTCTTTTTGGCGCTTAGCCGCATCGGCCTCAGCCTTAGCTCGAGCCTTAGCGTTAGCCGCCTCCTCGGTTTTCTTATATTGCTCAGCATAAACGCCGCCATATTGGCGCTCGCTAACCTTGCCCATATAGGCAGCACCGGTAACCTTGTACAAAAACTTTACGTAGTTATCTGATGCCGCGTTAAGGAGTCGAGCCAAACCTACAAACGGGCTAGCGACGGTACCGGCTACATCTACGAGATTAGACAGGCTATCGGCTAAATCATCGATCGATTGAGTCATCTCCTCGACGGAGGTATCTCCGGATAGCTTCATAAAAGCATCAATAAGAGCTTGGCCTACTGTCTCCTGTAGGTTTCCAAAAGCAACGCCCAGAGCGGCAGCCTTACCCGCGTAGGTATCTAGTCGAGCTGCATTTTGGCCGCTGTACTGATCGTTAAGAGCTTTTTGTACTTTTACAAACCCGGCCGTAGATAGTTCAGCCTTAGTAAGTCCCGTATTATATTTAGCTATACCTTTAGTCTGTCCGAGGTATGCAAGGCTTAAATCCTTAGATACCTCCTCGAGTCCGACCCCTGAGCCGGCTGAGATATCTAAAGCCATACTTAACAGCTCTTGAGATTTAGTTACTGATCCGGTCGTAGATAAAAGTGCCTGAAAGGCCGGACGTAGCTGATCGTCGGCTACCGCTGCCGCGCTTTCGAGATCTGAAATAAAGCGAGTGATACGAGTATCCTCAAACTCTAACCCGAGGTTTTTTACAGCTGTAGATAAACGAGCTGCGGCAGCTTCATCCTCAGCAAAAGCCTTTACGGATGCCTTACCAAACGCGACTACAGCGGTAGCGCTAAAGGCTAGCCCTAAAGATTTAGCGGCATTTTTAGCAAAAGAGGCTACGGCTTTCTCGCCTTTAGCTAAAGCCTTACCGTCAAAGGTAGTAACGGCATTTACTAATAAACTTGGTAGCTGTGCCATTATGCCGCCTTAGCGTAACGGCCTTGATTAAAGGCCTCGATCGTTTTAGTAATTGCATTTACGACGGCTGCCTGAGCTTTACCCTCGTCCTCTTTCCACGCCCTAAAAATCATACGGCCGCGCTCGGCTTGAGTATCGCCGTATAAAGGCCCCATACGGCTAATAAAATTAGCGCCTGCTCCTGGGTTATTAGATTTACTTTTTGGATCTCCACCCGGATTTTTACGTCCAGCTGTTTCATAGATAGCGCCGGCAGCTGATCGGTTAGCTACAAAGTACAGCGCTCGCCATCCGTTGCGATTACGCTTACTTGGTGCCTGAGAATAATAAATACCTTTTTTAACTGTTTCATAATCATAAAGCGGAAATAGGCGTAAACGGCCCTCGGTATTAAAAGTTCTAAACGCTGAGTTTTTAGCCGTTATCTTTTTGCCTACTGTGTTCTCGTTCCAGCCGTAAAGATTACCCGGCACCGGAGACGGTGCGTACCCTCGCGCTTTATCACGCAAGGGCACCATTACCGATTTAATCTCGGAGTTCATCTCTTTTAATAGTTCAGGATCAAACTTACGGAGTGCCTTGATGGTTTCCTTAACGCCTTTTACGTCTACTGGCATTTTGTTTAACCTCCTCAGCTTCCTCGTTTAATACTTTTACTAACATCTTAAACATCTCGGG